ATCCGGGTCGGAAATGTAAGTCACCAGGTAGTGATGGTCTTTATATCCCACCCAACAGCCATCCGTAATACCCTTGCGATAGCGGATCACAATCTTCACCGTGGCGTCGTTCCGGTCTGTTCCATCTTCTTTATACTGAAGGCCCCGAACCGGGGCGATCCAGGCAGAAACGTTTGAGTACAACACTCTATCCGTCTGAGTGTCCAGCTCGGTCCCTGCCGTTACCGTGGGCCGATAGATGGTCACCTTTCTATTCAGCAATCCAGGGTTGCAGATCATTCCGTGCTCACCGCCTTTTCAGGATATGCGTCAGACATCTCAATCAAGTGCAGCATGCTCGTAATGCTGTGGTTGTATTCCTGCACGTTGGATTTGGAAACCAGCGTCCGATCAGAATACCAGTGGGCCACCAGGAGCTTTGCACAGGTCAGCATCAGAGGAGTGTCTGGGCTTTCCGTCCATTTCTTCCCTGTGCTGTTCACGATGTATTCTTTCGCAGAGCTCATCAGGGATTGGATGAGAGAGTCATCGTCCGTCAGATCAGCGTCGACATGGAGATAGTTTTTAAAATCGTTTAGTTCCATTCTCTACCCTCCTCAAAAGAGGCGGGAGAGGGTTAGGCCCCCGCCTTGTTGATCAGCACCAGGCCGTTGGCGTCAACGACTTTTCCGTCGTACAGGCCAATGCTCTGATAGATGCGGTTTCTGGTGGCGTTGTCGACGTAGGATACCAGATCCATGGCATAAGCTACATTCAGGATGTATTTGCTCATATCAAAGGCAAAGGCAACAGTATTCCCGGTTTGGGCACTATCCAAAGAAGGCAGGAAGTCGGTGAAGACAACCGGCTTGCCCAGGATCCGTGCAGCAGGAGCGCCGTCAATGCCATAGTTCACATGGGCGATGGGCTGGCCAGCGGTATCGGTGATCCCGGCAAAGTCCAGGAAGGTGGATTCGTTCATCACCAGCACAGAGCCGCTCTTGTATGCGGAAGGAATGGCCTTCAGAATGCTGATCAGGAATTTGTAATCCGGAGCTTTGGTGGTCAATTTCGCAGCAGGAGTAGCTTTGATGATGCCGGTAGGCTTGCCAGTGCCGTCGCCGGAGATGATGGCTTCTTCCAAAGCCAGAGTCATCGCTTTAGATACATCCTGGACCAGGGCCTGTTCGAAAATGGCCATGCTCTTGATTTGAGCCTGGAAGGTCAGGCCGACAGCTGCAGCCAGCTGATAACCGGCGAATGCCACGGAGGCGGTCTTTTTCCCGTCAGCGGCAATGGTGGCACCTTCGTCCACCCATTTAGCGGTGGCTTCCAGAGTGGAGGTGGGAACGGTCATTCCTGCCGGGTAATTCAGATGACGAACCAGGGGCAGGATGTTCCCGTATTTCATCATCTTTTCCACGATTTCATTCAGCACAGGGACAGGAATCACAGCGCCGTTGTTTGCGGTAGTCGCTACAGCCCTGAACATGGGATCCATCTTCCCTTCCAGGACGTAGTCCATAAAGGCCTGGCGATATTCAGGCGTGCTGGCGAAGGTTTTCGCATTCACAACAGGTGCCTTTTTCGGAGCGCCAACATCAGCCAGGATGTTCCCGGCATAAGCACCGTTGTCCATCTGACTTGCGATGCTGTTTCTCAGCATTTCTGCCTGCTGATCGTCCTGGGCTTTCTTCAGTTCAACGTTCAGGCCTTCCATTTCCTTCTGGATGTTTTTCAGCTGTTCGACGGTGGCCGTCTTGGAGCGTTCCAGCAGTTCAGTTTTTTTCTGGATGATTTCAGTGATAGTCATTAAGCATTCCCTCTTTCTTTTTCAGGTATTAAAAAAGCGCTGCGATCTGGATCCGCATGCGCTCTTCAATCAGATTCTGTTCAGTTTTTCTGGCTTCTTCGAAGCTTCGCTGGACGGCCGCTAGGGAGGTCGCCTCATAGGCAGGAAAGTCAACGGCAGAGACGTCAAAAAGGTTCCGCATGGTCTTGATGTGCCGCATGTGGTTGTCCAGATCATAGTCCACCTCCTGGCTGTAGCCCCCGAAGCTCATTTTGTTTACATCGCCCCTCTTGATCAGGGCATACAGGTCCTTCCCGGCCGTTGTGGGTGCCAGTTTTGCCCGGATCCTCAAGCCATTCTGGTCCGGAGTCACCTGCAGCGTGCCGTTCGTGGTCCTTGCCAGCACCATGCCTTCCGGGCTGTGGTTGTACCTCAGTACCACATTGGACAGATCTGCTGCGGCAAAAGCTCCCCGATCGATGACCTCTTTGTACTGGGTTCCGTCATCATCGGTCCATAGGACTGTAGGAGAGTCGTAGACAGCAGCATAGCCTTCGATGACCATGTCTTCGTCAGACGGTTTGACGTCAATCTGTCTGATCATCAGTTGGTCCTTGTTCATCCTTCTCACCTCCCTTCTGGGAATCGGCCTGGCTCATCTGATACTGGCTCACGATATCCGTGTTGGCTACGTTCAGGGTCTGGACACGATCGTCGCCGTCAGCGATGGGCGGCAGGTTCATGATTTCCAGGCTCTGGTTAGTTGTCAGGATGCCCAGAGGACGAAGCTGCCGGATCAGTTCCACTTTGGTATCCGTGCTGGCGTAGGTCAGCCGGTTGGCGTCGAACACGATCTCGTTCCCGGCAGAAATCTCGGCCGGAGTAAAGAGCTTCCGGGTAAATTCCTGGCTCATCTGGATGGAAAACGGTTCGATGACGGATTCGAAGAATGCGCTCCATGCCGTTTCATCATAGACACCTTCGGCGATCGGCTTTGAAACTCCGAAGTAGTGATAAATGGTGTCTCGAACGAACTCCAGCTGGGCCGTATCGGCTGCCTTCGGCTCGCTGTCCACCGGTGTGAATTCCATGGTGCCGTCAGTGACCACCATTCCGCCCTGGGCAGGGTCTTTCAGGTTCTCGTTGAGCATTTTGGCCTTGCTCTTCCAGGCTTCTGTCCCCGCCTGGCCGGCGATCTTAGCGATGCCACGGATCCGGCCGGAATTTTCCACCACATTGTCAAAGCTCTGTTCCAGCTTAGTCAGCATGGCCATATGTGTGGAAATGTTGTCGTCGGTGTCGGCAAAGATTTCTCCCTGCTGGAACATGTTCCGGAGATGGATTAGGTCCGTGTAGGGGACGGTCCGGGTGGAATGGGTGCCGCCATACCGGAACATGATGTAGAGGTTCCCACGGTCGTCTTCCCTGGCTTCACAGCTTTGGTATTCCATTGGCCACAGGCTGAGGACATTCCGCTGCCGGTCCCTCTTGATGTAGGCGAAGGCGTTTTTGTTGGCGATTGCCTTCGTGGCCAGATTGTAGAGGAAGCTGTAGGCGTTCATGTACGGATTCGGGGACAGCGCCAGCAGGGTTTGAAGCTGGCTGTCTTTCGCTGGCTGCTTCTTTCCCTTCTTCATCACCACATGGTTTGGGTGCAGCTTCGCCACGTGAGTGGCCACCCTGTCGATGCAGGTCTTGATCAGGATGTCTTTGGAGTAGTCTTCCATGGGGACGAAGACGTTTCTCCAGCCATTGATCATTTGGAACTGGGTGGTGGTCTTTGGCTCTTTAGTACCTCCGAACACGGTGTCGAAAGCACTTCTCAGGATTCCTTTCATAGTCTCACCTCCTTCCTAGATTTCGTCCTTGTGGTCCAGATAAACACAAAACGCATCCAGCAGGCTACTGTAGCCGTCGATGCGTTTCCGTAGGTTTCTGTTTTTATAGGGTTTCACGTTGCCCTGGGTGTCCGTGACTGCCTCGGTGTTTAGCAGACACCACAGCAGGACAGGATTGTAGTTGTACACGATTTTTCGTTTTTTGAACCAGGCTTTTGATAAGTACATCTGGGATGACAAGCCTTTAAAATTCTGGTTTACTTTTTCACAGAGATCATGGCCGAAATTTTCTTCCAGATCCTTGGTCAGGTACTGAGCATTGTAGGCGTCGTAGCCGATTTTATAGGCATAGACGTTGTAAGTTCCCTGGAGTTCCTGGAACCAGCTGACCACGGCCTTTTGATCGATGACATTCCCAGGGCAGGTCCGTACCCATCCGTCACGGATCCAGACATCATACGGTACCTTGTCCTTTTCGATGTGTTCCCGGAGCGTATCTTCCGGGATCCAGTACATCTGATGAACCATCAGCTTTGGTTCGTCCGTCTCCGGATCATTTACGGGAAAGGCAGCGGTCGCACATGTGAGGTCAGTGGTCTCAGACAAGTCGACGCCACCGAAGAAATACATGCCTGAGAGATCATCCAGGTTGAATGTCTCTTTATTTTCCACGTCTTCCAGATTGAAGAACGTGTCACGGGCGTTCTCCCGGAAGTTGAACTGTTTCACCAGCAGGTCACGCATAGTCTTTTCGTCCAGGGTGGCCCGGTTGAACTCCCGCTCAAGCTGTTCTGGATTCTTGGAAACACCAAGGTTCGGGTTTGCCTTTATCCAGTTCTTCGGGTCCAGCACCTCTTCCTTACTGTCCAGCTCATAAATGATTGGAAGCGTGGATTCATCGGTGTACCGTCCCGACGTGTAGCCGTCGATGATGCTCATGTATTCGCTGTATTTCGTATCAAATAATGAATCTTGTTCGTAATAACCACCGGTTGACATGATCACTGTGAGCGGCTGGCTCCGTGCGTAGGTGCCGCCCTTCAGGACGTCGTACATGTTCCGGTCCTTGATGGCGTGGAGTTCGTCCAGGAACATCCCGGACACGTTCAGGCCGTCCAGGGATCCGGAGTTCTTCGACAGCGGTACGAATTTCCCGCCGTTGGCCTTACATTCAATGAGATTCACCTTCGGTCTCAGGTATTTCCGAAGCGCAGGCGAATGATTAATCATTGAAATGGCGTATTCCCAGACCACCTTAGCCTGGGAGCGGTCCGTGGCAGCGGTGTAAATTTCCGGGCCGTCCTCTCCGTCTGCCAGCAGCAGGTAGAGGGCCATTGCAGCGCCCAGGATGGATTTTGCGTTTTTCCGGCCAATGAACAGGAAGATTTCCCGATATTGCCGGTTGCCATCCGTATCCACAAAACCGAACGTGGCTTCCACCAGGGCTTTCTGCCACAGTTCCAGTTTGAATTTCGGTGTTCCCTTCATTTTTGGGATGCAGCAGAAATTCTCGATGAAATCCACGGCCTTCTGGGCTGCTTCCTGGCTGTAATGGAATTTTCCCGGATTCTTGATGTTCTTCACCAGGTGCTTGTAGACCGCTTTCAGCTTTTTACAGGCAGTGATCCGGCCGGACTGCAGGGCGTCGTTGTATTCCTCAATGGCGCAGGTCACTATTTATGCTCTTCCATGAAGGCCTGCAGTTCGTCGGCCTTCTGTTCCGCTTCCGGAAGGAAGGCGGCCAGCTGCTTCAAGTCGGCGTTCATCGTCTTGCTGTACTGGGTGTACACCTGAGTCGCAGGATGCACCCTGACGCCCTTTTGACCGCCGCCATTGTCATAGCCGACCACAGTGCCTTCCTTCATCGTAATATCTCTTGTTTCATCAAGGCACGCCGCCAGGTAGCTGATCTTGCTGATGAGCATCTTGACGATGTTCCGACGTGGTTCATCTTCAATCCGTTCAGCGATGGGCATCAGTTGCTTGCTGTAGGCATTCATCCGCTTCGTTCGAAGGGCTTTTTCCGTTGCCTTGCTCATGGGCATCCTCCTTTCTCATTCCACCCGGCCTGTAAAATTGGATTTATCGCACGCAAGAGTGGGGTACGGGTCGTTTTGCCCCCGCCGAAAAAGCTACCCCGGGGGGGTGGGTCAGCGCCGCCGCTCCTTTTCCCGAACAGCCACCACATGCCCCTCGCTGTCGTAGCTGTAGCTTCTGCTGGCTCCCTGCTCGAAGCGATGGTGCAGCTTGTTGTGGCAGTCGTTGCAAAGCAGCATCAGGTTCCTCGAGTTGAGGCTGATGCTCGGGTTGTTGATGTTGTCCGGAGTTAGCTCAATGATGTGGTGCACCTGATGTGCTCCAGGTCTTCCGCATTTATCGCAGATAAATTGTTTCTTTTCTCGAATCAGCCTGGCTAAATCCTTCCACGCTTTTGAATCATAAAACCGTTTTGCAAAATCTCTTGCCATTTTCTTTTCCCAAAAAATCCTTTCTAAAAAATCCCTCCACGAAAAAAGCCCTCGCATTTGCGGGGGCCGTTTCCGGTACGTTGCTTAAATCTTAGAAAGGAGGTGAACATCATGCGAAGCAGGGACGAGGGTCGTTTTGTCTCTCACTTCTTACAGCTTACATGATATCACGAGAGACTCCTACGATTCACTACGCACTTTTTCTCTCTCATCAAAAATCCTATCAAAGACATTGAGTCCTTTTTTGTGGAGCAGATAAGTCTGGCTCTCTTCATAGCCAATTCGCCGCGCGATGAAGCTCCACGACCGCATATTGATATAGCGCTCCTCCAGGATAGCTTGATAGCGCCCATCCTTGATTTCGAAGATGATAGAAAGTGCCATTCTCTTTTTCTTTATCAGCGAATCCCACCTATCATTAGCCTCATCGACCAAGGACTGGATCATGCCGATTCGGTCTGCGATATCTGACGGCACACCGCCATCGACTCGGTCCTTGGAGTAATTGATTGTCTTAACGCGGTAGAGGTTATTTCTCAGCTCAACAATCCGATCTTCCAAGGACTTGAGCGCGAAGTTGTCTTCTCTCAAACTTTTTAAAAAATCCCGTCCTGTCATAAGTCGAGAGCCTTAATCAAGAGTTCCATCTGTTCAATCACGGACTTCCACGTATTGCGCTGTCTTTTTAATGACTTTTGAAACTCTTTGAGCCCGTACCGCACGTCTTCGCTGCAGTCAATCTTTCCCGGCTTTGGCACGCTGTGCGCTTGGATGGCCATGGAATAAATCTCCATGAGAACTTCCTCGATTTCTCCCCCCATATCGTTCAATGCAGCCGCCAGTCCTTGACAATATTCATGACATTCTTTTTGATTCATTGTTTATTCCTCCTCGGTTTCTTCTTGGATTTTCTTGACCGCATCTTTCAGGACTTCATTCGCCTCATCCATCGTTTCGCAGGTCGCCAGGCTGATGGCATCATCCGAGTTGCGGATTTTAGCTAAAACAAAAAATCTGTTTTGTCCTGCCGGGAGCGTCGCTGCCCTAATATAGACAGCGACCACATCCTGCATTCGAACAGCTACATCTTCGCCAATTAAAAAATCCATCGTTCCCCCTCCTAAAAAAGCGGTCTGACTCTTGTGAGCCACGGTTTAATATCGTCAACTGACCTAGCCAAAATGTAGGTCCCGCCGTGCTGCTCGCAGATTTTTTGAAATTCAACCTGCCACGGCGACTGTTTGCCCGTGGCTGTTTTGATTTCGACATACAACGTTTTTCCGTCGTTCAGCGCTGTAAGATCAGGAAATCCTCGCCTACTCCCAAGTCCCTGCTGATGCCTCGTCACGTCATAGCCGTCAATCGTGAGAGCGTTCCTCACCGCCTGCAAGATCACTGATTCAGGCTGTTTCTTCGTTCCAATTCTCATTCTTCACGCCTTCTTTCGTCAAAACGGGAATTCTTCTTCGAAATAATTTTGCTGCTCCACTTTCGGTCCCTGCGGTTTCGCAGGCTGACTGACAGGCCCGCCGCCAGGTCCAAAGGCATCCATGGGACCTGATGAAGCGCTGCATCCTTTTCTCTCCAAAGCCGAACTCGTCATGCAGGATTTCCTTGCAATCGTCAACCCCCAGGTTGTAAACCGTCATGGAATAAGTCATGATCCATTTCCTGAAAATAGGAACGGGCATCCTCATGATTTCCTTGATTTCCTGCCTGGATAAGGGATGGCTCCTTCTTGTCATTGGCTCCATGATGCACCTCCAACGATTATTTTTCTATCCTCTTCATAGCAGTCATGGCTTTGATGCGTGAATCGTACCACTTCTTCACGTCTTGAGGATTGAAAACGCTGTCAGTCCCCTTAGCGATACCCCAAAGGCCGTCCTTGACCTTGCGGTAAAGAATATGTTCACTACCCACTCTGTAACAATAAATCAATGGTTCAAGCATCCTCTTCACCACCATTCTGTTCCAGATGGTCCGCGGCCATGTTCGCATACTCAGCAACCTTGCGCAGGTCTTCCACGTTGTTTTTCATGGGATAACGGTAAAGGTACTTGAGGATATTTGCCTCGCAAACCGCAAGGAAGGAATCTTTTTGCTTTTTTACAAATTTCTTGATTAAGTCAATGCCTTCAAACCCTCTCCATGAATAATGAGGGGGGTGGTGGACAGGATCATAGCCCTTCCCCTCATCTCGCTGGAGCAGTTCCCAGTCACAAGGAATATCATCCGAAATCCTGCATCCTCTTCCAGGCTCATGCAAATAAAACATGCAGCCCTTGCAGTCATTCTCTTGCTCTTCACAGTAGTTCTTTAAGATCCTCGTTGCTTCAAAAAAGTTCATTGTTCTTCCTCCATATTTCCAGCCCAGTCATTCGGGAAATGGCGTACCAGTCCACAGCCTTTGTCTTTCTTGTGGAAAATGCATTTGGTGCAGGTCCCGGCTTCTGCTTCCTGGCAATGCTTGCTGATAAGCATCATGGCATCAAACAGGTCTTTGTCATTTGTCATTTTGTACCCTAAAGACTCTGTGAAAACGATCAGTTGCATGATGGCTGATTCGCATGCAGGGATGATTTCTTTTTCTATCTTTTTAATAGCACTAGACATATAGGTCAACCCTAAATCAATCTGATTTTTTCTCATTTCTCCCCGCCTCCCATTCCCTGTAAAGTTTGAACCAATCCTCGGCGTCCATCGTAACTTTCCAGCCCGTGTTATTCTTGCGGTGGAATACCGTCGGCAGGTTTCCTGTCGTCTTTGCCGCGTCTCTCCGTGCCTGGTCAAGGGCGTCATCAATGTTGAGGTGCTCCACACGCTTGACCTCGATGTGGATTCCCGGGAGTCCCACAACGTCGGCAGTGCCATCCTCATTATTTCCACAGAATTGTGCCGACCGTCGAGCCTCATAACCTTCCTCTCTGCAGAGTCTAGCCACTTCAAGCTCGCCCTTTGCGCCTTTTCTTTTACTGTTAGTCATTGCTTCACTTCCATTTCCTAGTTTTACACTTCTGTTTTGACTTTTAAACTTTTGAAATTCAATTCAGAACCACTGTCCATATGTCTGGAGAAGTAGGGAGAGGGGAAATGTGTGTGGGAAACGTAGTCCCACACATTTACCCCCTACTTCCTGACATATGCAGTAATGGAAACACTATATATATAACTGTATTTCCAAATTCTTTAGCACTCTAAATCGCTAATTCTTTCAACGAGTCCATTTTTAACTTTGAACCCACCATTTTGGTTTATATAATTTTTCACGGTTCGTTCAGACTTAGAAAAATACCTTGCCATGTCAGACAACTTTGCTTTCCCTGCCTCGTTCGCATACGCTTCAAAAGCGATTTCCACGCTGTCGACATTCTTGGCAGCTTCTTCCTTCTTCGCCTTGTTCGACTGTTCCCTACCCTTCTGATAGACATCAGCCAGGCTGCCCTCTTCCATGGCATCCTTGAGCATGTCCGTATCGTCAGCTACATGGACGGGATAACGGAAAAAGACGTTGACCGGAGGGAAGGAAGGGAACTCTCTCAAGGTCCCAGTAATGCGCCAGGCCGTTGCAATATCGTCCGGGTCCTGGTCCTTGACCTTGAGCTGGATCATGTCCAGCATAGCGTCCGGATCACGGGCAAAGACGCCGGACCCGCTGGCGCGGTCCATGGACTTCTTGAGGCCTTGCCCGCCCTTGCTGTGATGGTGGCAGTAAATGACAGCGCAGCCAAGCTCAGTGCAGATTTTGTCGAATTGGTTGCAGAAATGAGCCATCTGGTCGGCGCTGTTTTCGTCGCCCGTTATGACTTTGTAGATAGGGTCAATGATGATGGCCATGTAATCTGATTCCTGCGCCCTGGCAATGATTTTCGGTGCCAGTTTATCCATAGGGACCGACTTGCCACGAAGGTTCCAGATTTCTACGTTGTAGTCTGCATCGTGCCCGATGCCCAGGGCCTTCCCAACCACGTCAAAGCGGTCAAAGCAGGATGGCTCATCAATTTCAAGATTGACGTAAAGAACCTTGCCACGCTCGCAAGGAAAATGGCCTAGCCATGTCGTTCCTGATGCGATGGCCATGGCAAGTTCAATAAGGGCAAAGCTCTTTCCAGCCTTAGATGGTCCTGCAATGAGCATCTTGTGCCCCTGCCTCAATACGCCGTGGATGAGCTCATCTGCTTTGGGCGGCAGCCCTTTGTCTTTTGCCTCTCCAAGATTCTTGATGAAGGGCATGTCGTCATTGGTATTCTCGATCCATTCCCGCCACTCGTCCCAGGATGCTTTTCCGATGTTTGTTCCAATGAGGAACTGTTTCTTGCCGCCTCGTTTGATGCCAGGAAGCCGGGAAAGCCTAGAGGGATTTTTGTTGGCCGTGTCGATGGTAAGCCCATTCTTTTCGCAGATCTTATATAAAAATTCGACACGCTGCCGATATTCTTCCGCATTGGCTGCATCGACCTTCACAATGGCATGAATGCTTTTTGCGCCGCTGTAGGTCAGGGTTGCCACCGGCAGCTGCAGTTTTCTGATAGCCTCGTTCTGCTTAGCCAGGGAAAGGTCGTCGCATTCGACCAGGGCGTATTTAAAGGACGTCACATTATCATTGTTGACGCCGTGCCCATCCAGGGCATTGATGCGGATCCACATGCCCGCCTCCGGGTTATAATCTCCAAAGACAGCGCCAATGTCGCCATTGCACTTTTCCAGCTGCGTGATAAGGGTGCTGCTCGTCCTGCTCGTATAGCCACCATTGGCAGGAATGAATTTGTCCGTATCGTCTTTTTGCATGCTTTCGTTGACGTAGCCGACGTGATCAGAGGCGTCGAAGAGTGTCCTAAGAAATGTGATGATTTCCTGGACAGGTTTCCAGTCTCCCTGCGGTTCCCTAAAGGCTTCGCCTTCAAGGAGCTTTGTATTGATGATGATCCCGCTTGATGGGTCTTCACGAATCTCATCGTCCCACGAAAGCGCACGGCCTGCTTCCCGTTCCTTAGGTTTCCACCCTCGTTCCTTTGCCATCATGGTAATGGTGGCACCCGTTACAGGGTTGGGAGAGCCGCGAAAGCCCTCCCATTTCTTGCTGCATTCGCCCTGGTGATATCGTCCACTGTCAAGGGCGCTCCAGTTTTCCCAAGCGCTGAGAGGATAGCCTTCTTTTTGGAGGGCCATCCCTACCTGCAGCCATTCCTGATAGGAACAGGAAGTTGGGTCTATGAAATTGAGCACCCCTAAAAGGTCAAATTGCTTCATGATTCATTCCTTCCTGCGGCTTATAAGCAGCGGGGATGATGCCAGACGGGATGCGCCAATCGTTTTCTGCGATGCGGCCAATCATGCTGCTTGCTGCAACAAAGCTCCAGGTCCCAACATGGGCGAATCCTTTCCTTTCCAAAAATCGGATCTGCTTTGGCGTCGAAAGGCCATTCTGCTGGCGCATCTTGAGCCGCTCAATGAGCTGCGTCGCAAGGCCAGCATTTTCGATTGTGTCAGGAGAAATGCCGTGCTGTTCAAGATATTCAAGCTGTTTTTTTGTCGCTGGGCCTTTTTCCCAAGTGAAAGTTGGCTCATAGCCTGCAAGGTCGCCAGCCTCGATGCTGAAGAAGTACTGGATGGGATCCACCAGCTTACGTTTGCGTTCACGCATGGCCTTGAGCTCCTTGGCTAGGCTAGCTTCCCGCTCAGCTACAGCATCCCTTTCTGCCTCGTCTGCCGCCTCTTCAATATCAAGGGCCATCCCAGCGCTGTCTTCAAGGCGCTTGGTTATCTTTTCTGCGACCTTTTCGTCCTTGCAGACAAGGGATGCCGGCCTGCAAAGATTGTGCCGCTCCGTGAGCCACAGAAAGTCCAGGAGGAGCAGATCCCTTTTTCCTGGCGCAAGACGGCTGCCCCTCCCCACCATCTGCTGGTATAGGCTGCGGATTTTCGTCGGACGGAGGATCACGACGCAATCAACGGCAGGGCAGTCCCAACCTTCCGTGAGGAGCATGGCGTTGCAGAGCACGTTGTATTCCCCGCGGTCAAAGGCATCAAGGAGCTCCGTACGGTCCGGGCTGTTTCCATTGACCTCAGCCGCTCTAAAGCCATGCCGGTTTAGGATATCCCGGAAGGCCTTGCTCGTTGCCACAAGCGGCAGGAAAACCACGGTCTTCCGATTCTTGCAATATTGCTCCATTTCGGTGGCAATGGCTTCAAGATATGGTGACAGGGCATCACCCAAATCCCCTGCCGCATAGTCCCCATTTGCCATCTTGACGCCTCCAAGATCGATATTGAGCGGCACTGTAAGGGCCTTGATAGGTGACAAGTATCCTTCCTTGATGGCTTGCGGGAGGGTATATTCATAGGCAATGTTGTCAAAATACTCCCCCAGGCACGCCACATTTTTCCTCTCAGGCGTTGCTGTGACGCCTAGGACTTCTGCATTGGGGAAATGGTTTAAAACCGTCTGGTAGCCATTTGCAAGGGCGTGGTGGGCTTCGTCCACAATAATGGTCTGGAAGGTATCGGGGGAAAAGTGGTTTAAGCGTTTTTCCCGCTGCATGGTCTGGACGCTTCCTACCGTGATCCGAAAAAAGCTATCCAGTGAAGTTTCGCTGGCCTTCTCCTTGCTGGTCATAAGCCCAGTTGCCTTTAAGATCTTATCCTGTGCTTGGTTTAGCAGCTCGTCCCGATGGGCAAGGATGAGGACCTTTTTGCCACGGGCCACGGCTCTTTTGGCCACGTTTGCAAAAACGATGGTCTTGCCGCAGCCCGTAGGTAGAACAAGGAGCGTGCGCCTGTGTCCACGCTCCCAGTCTTGTTCGATGGCCTCAATTGCTTGCTTTTGATACGGCCTGAGTTCCACTTAGAAGGCTCCTGGGGTGAAGCTTGCCCCGTTCACAGGCTTTGGAGCAGGCATATGTGGGTCCCGTTTAGGTGCCTTGTCCGGTTCGATGAAGTAAGCAACGTTGTTGTATGTCTTGTCATTAAATTCGCGCGGAGCCATGTGGCACCAGCCTTCGAGGCCTTGGAGGTTCCAGCGCATGTGAAGCGGCTCATGCTTCTTTTTAACACCGATGGCAAGGAAGAAGGTGGCAAGCTTCCACTCCTGGCTGCTGTGAAGGAAGAGGTTTGTTGTCACTTCCACTGGCTCCGTCGCTGCAGGATCATTCGGGATGACCATCAAATGGATGATGGCCTTCGGGCATGGTGGAATCTTGCTGTTCGGATTTTTTGGCTCATACATGGAGCGTTCCACTTCTTTGATAACGAAGGGATAATCCCCTTCTTCAAGGAGGGTGTAACTTTTGTTCCCGCCTTCAGCGGTAATTTCGTCTTCCCATCCAAATACCTTATCTTCCACAACTGTTCCCATATTTTCAAAACTCATGTTCATTTCCTCCAAACAAATTTATTTTTTATTTGCAACAATAAATGATTTCAGCTGCGGCCATGCACCGAGGATGACACCCTTCAAAAATTCAATGTCATAATCCATGATGCTGGTTTCTTCCGGGTAGTAGCCCCGTGCAGCAACAGCACGGCGAACATCGGTTTCCGTCACGCCTTCAGCCTTTAAAAGGTCAAAGACCTGTTTGACGACAGCTTGCTTCGGATCCATCGCATTGACCTGGGCAGCGGTGGCAATAACTTCGGGTTGCAGAGCGTTTTGGGATGCTGCAGTAGGATTGTCCTGGATATCCCAGAATGCTTCTTCTTCAGGCGAAGGATCTGGCGGCAGCGGAACACTGCCTTGGGGCGAATCAATGAGCACAGGCGGCTCTCCAAGGTCAGGGATATAAGGCGCAATGCTGGCATACTCAAAGGGGACTTCCGGAGGCAGGCACCAGCGGTTTTTGGCGTCCCATGTGCTTGCATGCTGGGTGTGCATGACACGCTTTCCACCGACACCTTTCTTCTTGTTGGTCGTCTGGTCCGTCATGATGATGGTTTTATAGTTGGCAAAAAGCAGGGCATCGGCCCATTCCTTTACGATGGCTGCCGTCTTGTTCGTGGTCTTGCTGTTGAGTTTCAGTTCCCACCGATCATAGGCTCCCATCTCATCAGGCTGCTCAAACTTCCTGATTTGAGCATGAGCGTTAAGGACCACATTGATGCCTGCCTTTGTTACGCCATTTAAGGCTTCCAGGAAGCGGGCAAAGGCTTCCATGAGCTTTGTATAGCCGCTCCCGTAGGCAAAGTCCTCGATGGAGCTTTTCTTTGCTTGGGCGCAGACGTATTGGATGCAGAGCTTTTCCGCCCAATCCACCGTGTCAATAACAAGTGTCTTGCATGGTTTTTCCTTCGTAACCTCCTCAATGATTCCCATGAGCATGGCCCAGGAATTGATGTCTGGGATGCGCTTGACGTCAAGCTGGCTGGTACTGTCTTCAATATCCAGAAAAAGCGGGTCTGGGAAATGGCTCGCGAAGGTAGATTTTCCGATGCCTTCAGGCCCATAAACAACGACTTTCTGGGGCCGTAAAACAATTCCTTTGCTGATATTAAGCATGCTGCTTTCCTCCTTTTTCGTTCATGTATGCTCTAAGCTCATCATTGACGCGCTGGTATTCCTGTTCCTTGTGAGCAAGGATCCCTTTCATGTATTCAACCTCGTTTGGCCAAAGCAGAGGATTCTTCAGTTGGTATTGAGCTTCCTGTAAGTCTTCCCAAGCCTTCTTCTGTTCAATCATGAGCGCCTTGAGCTTCAAATCTTTTTCCTTCAGCAGCTTCATTAGAATGTTCCTGCCTTCCAGGCCGGCTTAGCAGCGGCTTCTTCACTTTTGACCATGCCGTCTTCAATGATGACGCTGCATTCATCGCCCGTAGACACGCGGGTGGCAATCACTTGCAGCCCTTCCCGCTCAAGCCAGGCTCCGAAGTCCTGGAGCGTGTCCGGATCCATCTGTTCGAGTTTGTCCATCAGAACAAAGCCGCAGTTAGGATTGAGCTTCCTCACAATTGCTGTTGAAACTTTAAGTTGCTCGCTGGCGCTCATGCCATCCCAGGGAAGGCCCTTATAAAGGAGCTTGCCATCTTCCACAGAGAGCCCAGGAAGCGGAAGGTCAGCGCCATCAAGGAGGGAACGGCGGTCAGCACGGAGCCGCTCCAACTCTCCTGTAAGCTCTGCATATTCATTCCCATACCGTTCTGCTTCTTCGACTGCCTTCTTGTGTTCCGCATTCTTTCGAATCTGGGCATTGATCATCTCGACCTGCTGCAGGTTCTTCTCGATCTCTTCCGTGGACTCGTCCTGGAGCGTAGCAACGTCCTTGCCTGCGGTTTCAACATCACGGTCAATGATTTCCTTTTGGCTTCTTGCCTGTTCCAGTTCACTCATAAGAGCGTTGATGCGATTGGCAAGGTCCGTCTGTTTGCGCTGAAGATCAGAGAGATGGAACCGTTTTTTTTGATTCTCCCCATTCCTTGCCAGGATAGCTTGCTGTCGTTGGATCAATTCCATAGCGCTGATGGGCTCTTCCGGGGCTCCTGGGAAGGTCTGCATATCGGCAGCTGCCTTTTCCTTGCGTTCCTTGATGCGTCCAATCTCTGTACGCTGGTAGTAGATTTTGCGGATATTTTCGTCAATGGTCTGGAGCTGATTCCCTACTCCAATGATCTGCAGCAGGGTATCCGCTTTTTCCTTGTCCGTCGCCTTGAGGAAGCTGGGCAGGTCTAGGGCCAACTGACTGATGAACTCCTTGAGGAGGGACTGACCGCTCTTATTGCCATTGCTGTCAATGACCTTGAGAGCGCTGTTCTTTCCCTTCCGCTCTACAATGATGCCATTATCCAGCTCGATATGGATTGTAGGCGGGACCAAGGCCCCTTCCCTTGCAGGGACGGATGGTTTGTAGCGATCCCCGCCAAGCCCCCAAGCGATGGCATCAAGGACGCTTGTTTTTCCCTGCCCGTTCTTTCCTCCGATGATGGTAAGCCCATTGGGACTTGGCTCCAACCTGACGGCCTTGATCCGTTTGACGTTTTCAAGTTCCAAAGCATTAATTTTCATTTTCTTACCTCCTGTGATAGAATGGAGGTGAATCCTGTGGAAAGATTCATCTCCTTGCCCCATCAGCATTGCCGTGCTGATAGGGCTTTATTGTTCATTTGGCTTTGTTTTCCAATATCTATCCCAAAATGGTTCACCAGAAATTTCTTTGATAATGGGATAAGCACCAGTCCAGCTCGCGATTTCCTTATTAATGTCTTTAATAAGGCTATCATCTGGCCATAGCATGTCTGACCTATCAAAGATTTCCTCATTGTAAGCTGCATTTTGGATGGCCTCGATGATATCGTCATAATCCAAAATGTGAGGGATTTGGTTTTCGTCAGTTAAAATAGCATGAGGGTCATCAGATGTAGATAGCTCCCGTTTTAGCCAATCCTCAGCTTCCTTGATGGCGTCTTCCAACGTCTTTCCAGTACCAATTACTTTGCGTGGACCATAAATTAAAGGGTACTCAGCGCGAATTGTAATGTTCCACATTTTTCTCAATCTCCTTCATGAAACCAGGAATATCTAGCCCTTTCGCATTCTTCAGGTGAATCACAGGAACAGACAATATTACAGTAGAAATTGCGTCCATCTTTATAGTAGTCCCCATCTTCGTAGTTTCCATTTTTTTCAACATGTCCGTAAAAACAGAATAGACAGCATCGATACTCTGCATCATAATAGACGTCTATCGGGCCTTTCTCCGTGAAGGATATCGTTTTGTATTCCATTATTTAATCCTCCCTTTTAGCACTAGGCTGACCTATCGCTCTTAACCACTGTCGCAGCAGGATGCTTTTCCGTCTTTCTTCGGTAAATTTAGGATTAAAAAGAATCTGGATGAATAGCTCCGGAACTTTCATCCTGCGATATTCCCTAATCTGTATGTGTCTAAAGCGTTCCTTATCAAAAACGTCATTCTTCCTCATCCTCTTTTTCTCTCCTTTTCTCTTCCACTAGCTGGCATTTCTTCAATCCTTTCCAGCAATTCTTCGACTTCCACCTCTGTGAGATGGCCAATAACTTCACTACCAAGCGGATTTCCGTCAGCAAACAGCCAGCCGTGGATGGTCTTTTCCAGGACAGCTAACTCCCACAGTCCATCACGCCCGCCGTACGTGAGAGGACCTTGGACCACACTGGCGCCAAAACCGTTCTCGAAATAAAAATAATTGTGATCGATTTTAGTTCCCCAGTCATACACAAATCTTGCCGGTCGGAATCTGCCAAACCGTGTGGCTATGTGTGCCTTATAAGATGGCATCTTTCTCCCCTCCTTACCGGGGTTCTTGCATCACCATTACGATACAAACCCCTAAAACAATCAGAAAACACAACGAATCTAGCACTGGTCTTTCCTCATTTCACTAAAATCTTGAGTAAAATCTCTTAAAATTTCACTATTTTTTCGGATCAGCGTCCTAATTTCTTAACTCTGACCTTGATTTTCTGTCCCGGCTGCAATGCTCCAGGATTTTCAATTCCATTGTCTTCCCTGACTCTCATGATGATTGTCTGGATATCCTCGTATCCGCTGTACCTCTCACATAAGCTCCATAAGCTGTCGCCGCTGTAAACAACCCGCTCAAACGTTAGGTAGTCAGTGGGTTCGGGTTTGATTCGTTCTCTCCAAATGGCTCCTGCAGTCAGGATTCCTGCAGTAATAAGTGCCGTGGCGATGATGGCTGCCTTAGCTTTCGTCGTCATGATGCGCTCCTTTCTCCTTTACCCACGCCTCATATTCGTTTTGATGTTCGACCAGATACCGTCTGATATAGTCAATCAGCTGTTCCATGCGCGCACCGCCTTTCTTTGCTCTTTAGCTCCGTGGTATACTCTTCCCAACAGGAGGCGCATATAAATGCTCGAAATTATTTTTACTGGTATTGGGTCAGCCATTTTCAGCGTAGTTGTATATCTTTACAAAAATTGGCGTAAAACTGTGA